AATCTGTACCTGAGTGTAGTCATTACTGGGACGCAAACGACTGAAGGAACGGGGCGCAAATCCCTAGTATTTCAGGAGTCAATCATGAACACACTTACTCTGATCAAGAAGCAAATCCAGAAAGCAGCTGCACTGCATGACGCTCAGATCTCTCATACCGCATATCGTGGTGTTGAGTATGACCAGCGTAATGTAGAGTCCAAAGAGGCTCACGGTACATTCTGCTATCGTGGTCGTACATACAGCAAGTGAGGTATGTATGTTGAAGGTCAGTTTAGAATATGACCTTCCAGAATACGATCCAGATAAACACGATCCAGATAAAACATTTGCGTTTTTGACTTATCGTGGAGTCCATTACGCAAAATGGGTGAATCTCAAACCATTTGGGAGACAAAACTGGAAAGTCAAGAGATGAGGGGGTTTACACCTCCTCTTTTTTTGTGTATAATGGACAAAACGCAATTTTCTATGGACAGAGCAGTTCTCAAAGGTCTTGTTCGGACCCTTAAAGCATTAATTCTTGAACTAGAGGCAGAGGTCTTTGCCGACAAAGAAGCTTATACCAAACCAAGAGAGAATTACGACGATCCTATTGAATACTATAACTCTAACGACGACGATGACGGATATGCAGACTGACTGGAGATATACTCCAGAGAAAATGGCAGTGAGGAGAAACGCATTGAGACTTCTTCTTGGTAGCTTTGGTAATCAACTGAATCCTTACGGGTCACCTAAATACTCAAATCGGAGCATTTATGAGTGCGCCCACGATTGGGTATCACAGGGTAATATGATCACACACGGAATTATCAAGTACTACGAGGTCTACTATGCGGATGAAGGACACGATTCGACTGACCAAGGCAGCTCTTAAGCAACCTTGGTTATATACAGAGGAAGAACTCTTATATATGAGGAGGGCGAAGAAACTCGCCAAGAAGGGATTGAAACTAAAACAAATGAGAGGAATGAATGGAGAAAGTGAAGTTGGTGCAGGTAACACCTGACGCAGAGCAAACAATGGCGTATATCGCCAGAGTATCAAATCCAAAAAACCAGGAAAATCCTAGTTTTGAGGGTCTATTGAAATATTGCATCAAACATGGTCATTGGTCTGTGTTTGAACAAGCTTACATGACGCTAGAGATAGAGACCTCTAGGGCAATTGCGGCTCAAATATTAAGGCATCGTAGCTTCACATATCAAGAGTTTTCCCAGCGGTATGCAGATTCCAGTCTGCTTGCTGATGAAATTCCTCTGCCAAAACTTCGGCGTCAAGATACCAAGAATCGTCAGAATTCTATTGATGATATTGATGATTTTAAGAAGCAACGCTTTGAAATTGCAATGAAGCGTTATTTTGAAGAAGGTATGGACATCTATAAGACCATGCTGGACGCTGGAATCGCCAAGGAGTGCGCCAGAATGGTGCTTCCACTCGCCACGCCCACCAGAATCTACATGACGGGCTCATGTCGCTCATGGGCGCATTATATCGCCCTTAGAAGCGCAAATGGAACCCAGGCAGAACACATGGATATTGCTAATCAAGCAAAAGCAATTTTCTGTGAGCAGTTCCCCTCTGTAGGCAAAGCTCTGGAGTGGTCCTAAATAAAACTACATCATTATTCATATGGCAACTTATCCAGTAAAACACAAAGAAACGGGCGAGACTAAAGAGATCGTCATGAGTGTTCATGAATGGGATCAGTGGAAAGCAGACAATCCCGATTGGGAGAGATACTACACACCAGAAAACACCCCAGGTGTGGGTGAGGTAGGTGAGTGGAAGGATAAGCTGCGTAAATCCAAACCAGGGTGGAATGAAGTGCTCAGTAGAGCACAAAAAACTGGTAGAAACCGTCAAAAACTAACCCTCGACTAAAACTTATGCCAAGGAAGAGAAAAACTGACAATCCAATCGGTGTCGGACTCACTGCTAAGCAAATGAGAAGGAAAAAACCGATTAACAATGACTTCTTAGTGGATATCTCTCCACTAACTGATAATCAAGAATCTCTCTTCTCGGATTATAAAGACGGTAAAAACATTTTTGCCTACGGTGCTGCTGGCACAGGTAAAACTTTTATTGTGCTTTACAACGCACTTAGAGATGTACTTGACGAAAACTCACCATATAGTAAAATCTATATTGTAAGATCTCTTGTTTCTACCAGAGAGATTGGATTCTTACCAGGTGATCACGAAGACAAATCAGCACTTTACCAAATTCCTTACAAGAATATGGTAAAATATATGTTTGAAATGCCGTCTGATGCAGACTTTGAAATGCTCTATGGCAATCTTAAGCAGCAAGAGACTATTTCATTCTGGTCTACAAGTTTCATTCGCGGTACAACACTTGATGATGCTATCATTATTGTTGATGAGTGTCAGAATCTAAATTTCCACGAGCTTGACTCTATTATCACTCGTGTCGGTGAAAACACCAAAATCCACTTTTGTGGAGATGCGACTCAAACTGACTTGACAAAAACTTACGAAAGGAATGGTATTTTGGATTTTATGAAAATCCTACAACAGATGCCTTCTTTCGCTACCATTGAATTTGGTGTTGAGGATATTGTTCGGTCAGGTCTCTGCAAAGAGTATCTAACAACTAAATTGGCACTCGGTATGTAAATGTTCAAACATCTTGAAACAGAACTCCCGTCACTCTCTAGAGAGACTATTGACGGAGTTCGATATTATGACACACCAGACCAAAAACTGGTCTCAATCACATCTGTTATTAGTTTCTTTAACAGAGATAAATTCGCCAAATGGCGTAAAAGGGTAGGAGAAGAAAAGGCAAACGAGATTACTCGTAAAGCTACCAGTCGTGGCACTGACATGCACACGCTGACAGAGCACTATTTGAAGAATGAAGATCTTCCTGTAGTGAAACCCCTACCTGATTTCTTATTTAAAATTGCTAAACCTGAGTTAAATAAGATTGACAACATACACACACTAGAAGGATCTTTATACAGTAAAGAACTTGGTGTTGCGGGAACTGTTGACTGTATTGCTGAATACGATGGCGAATTAGCTATTATTGACTTCAAAACATCAGCGAAACCAAAACCAAGAGACTGGATCGACGGTTACTTCGTTCAGTGTGCAGCGTATGCCTGTATGTACTATGAGTTGACAGGAATTCCAGTTAAAAAGTTTGTTATAATTATGTCGTGTGAAAACGGCGATTGTGTGGTTTACCAAGAATATGATAAAATGAAATACATGAATATGTTGGTATCTTACATTCGTAACTTTCTGGAATTTCACTTACAACTAAATGGAAAATGAACTATCTAAAGCCTTAGACAAAAAATTCATGAATTCTGCTAAATTCTCTCTAGAGATAGAGAGAATTGTAATAGAAGAAAAAGTGAACTACATTGAGGCAATTATATTATTCTGTGAAGAAAATAGTATAGAAGTGGATTCAGTATCTAAGTTGATCTCAAAACCTCTCAAGGAAAAGATTAAACGGGATGCTATCGATCTTAACTTCATGAAGAAAACAACAAGGGCAAAACTGCCTTTATGAAAAGACTCAAAAATCCGCAATCTGATAGTTATATGAGACTGAAGCGGTGGGCTTTGGGTACTGATATTATGTGGTCTTATATTCCTTCAGCGACACCAAACTATATTGATACTGTTGGTGTTGAGGGAAAACAGAAGAATCTTCCTTTTTATACAAGAACTATTCTAGAGAGACCAGAGAATCAATATAAGTATCCAAAACCTAGTCACTCTGATGAAAATGAAAGGCATGGAGTTATTGATGTACTGAATGAAATTTTAGATTTCAATAAAATAGATTTTGCATCTTACTTGAGAATATCTTTAAATTGTGTTCATGCTGAGGATGAGGTATATAACAGTTTACCTCATATTGATCATCAATATCCACATGGTAATGTCATAATGTATTTCACAGACTCTGGTGGAAAAACTTTTTGTGAAAGTAAATCTGCGGGAGTATATGATTACCATGATCCATCAGAAGATGATATAATT